AATTCGCCCTCAATGCTGGCGATCTTTTCGCTGGTTTCCTTGGTGGCTGAACCTAAATTTTTAAACTCGTCTTGCTGCTCTGATAGCCAGCCCTTTAGTTCTTCTGAGTGCTTTTTGACACTGTCTTGCAACTCTTTGAGCTCTTTTATTTCCATTTTTAGTTACCTCGAATTTGTTTAATAAACTGATTGATTTCAGATAGGTCGTTTTTGATTTGAATCAACGGCTGACTGAGATCCTGAGTGCTGGCAAGCGGCTCATTTTTGACAGACAGTGCGATTAGCATTTCAGTGAGTAGCTGTTGCAACTCGGCTGAGTTTTTAAGCTGCAAGCCCTGCGACTTGGCAAGCAAAACTTGTTCAATAGTGCCTTTGACGCTATGGATCAACGCGCCTTCATTGGCTGGAAACGTCACGGGGCTGAACTCATAAAGTTTCAACTCGGTGATCTCGCGGTTTCCGTCCGAATTAAAAAAACTTTTGTTCGCGGGTATGCTGTAACCAATACTGAGAGTATTAACAACTCCATCCCGCATAAGCTCCAAAGCCTCATCACCTAAGCGGGTGCGGCTAACCTTGGCCTTAACATAAAGCCCGTGGTCGTTCTCACTCATTTCGATTGGCATACCAAGCGGCTCATTGTGCTGCCATAACACTTTAATTTTGCCTGCGGGTAGCGCCTCTGTTAGCGACTTTTTGAAAGCCCCTTGGTGAATAATGTCACCCACTGAATCAAGATCCCATGTAGAAGCGTAGCCTTCAAAAGTGCGGCTGCTCATGTCGATGGCTGACTCTTTTAACTCAAAACTTTTAAGGTTCATAAACCGCCCCGCTTAACTTTTGTCAAGATCATAGTCTTACCGCACCGAAATGTCATTTTTTAGTCTCTTAGATCAATCTCATAACCCGTGACGCATCGGCAATTAATCACGTTTGCCGCGCTTCCACTCGGATCGCCTGCATACTCTAACCGCTCCCCGCCTACGTCAAAAAAGCCGTTTAAATCGACCTTTTGCCCGTTAGCTTCTGCGTGATCAAACTCTGCACCGTCCTCATACCTGCGGGTTCGATCATCAATATTCGTTATCCATACTTTGAGCAATGGGATCTCTGTCTGCTTAGCAACGCTCATACTGATCCCGTTGCTTGCTCCATGCGCTTCTGTTCGCGCTATCGTTTGCGATCTGCTCGCTGATTTAATAGGGGCTGCATCTTCGATTAGTGAACCAATGGCTCGCTCCGATAGCCCTTCGTAAACTCCCGCTGCAACGATCTTGTTTATGTCCTGCATGGTGGTGGTTGTGACGGCTGTAATTTTTCGCCCTCCGTAACCATAGATCCACTCGCTGATCGCTCTTGTCACCATCGGGGCTGATATATCATCGGCCTTTGTTTCAAACTTTCGGCTGGCTTTTGCTGTGGCAATTAAACTGCTTGCTGCGCTCTCACCTGCTGCCGTCCAGAGTCTCACTAAAATTTTGCCGATCCTTTCCGCGTGTTCCTGCTCAAGCGTTTCTTTCCATAGCGGCTGATTTAGCGTTTTCGCGGCCTTACGCATGGTTCTGGCTATCTCTCGACTGATAACGCGCTCAAACCGCTGTACGGTGCGCGAAAGCTGCAAATTCTGCGCTCTCCACTCCGCTTGCCTGCTGCGCCCTGTGATCAACATTACTTTTTAGCCTCGGCTGCTTTGATTAGCCGTTTTATCTCGTCACTGACTGGCTGATCGTCTGCAAAGTCAAAATCTGTTGGAATGATCCCGCTTGATATATAGCCCTTATCAGCGTTCGGCAATTCTGCTTCATCAAAGCCAAGTTCAAGCCGCTTGTTGATAGTCGCCAAAGGTACGCCCATTGACCATAGCTTTTGCGCGTTGGTTATCTTGTCACCATAGTTTTCTTGCAAAGCTGGTATGTTGCTCGTGTCATAAGTGACCCTGATAACGCTCGGATCACCAAACTCAGGTGTTAAACAGTGATTAATGGAATCAATAATCTCGTCTGCCAATGGGATCACGGTGTCTAGCCAGAATAGCCGTCTAGCCGTTTCTGAGTTTGCCAAATTAACCGCGCCCATTTCTGCAATTAACGCGCTCGGCACTCCGTAGACTGAACAAACTTCCTCACGGCTGAATCTGCGTGTGTGCATAAAATCCATTTCAACAGGCGATAGACTTAGCTGCTGGATCTTGGCTTTGCTCGTCACTAATGGTTCACGCGCTGACCCTGCCCCTGTTCTCTGGCGTAATAAATCTTGCACTTGCTGGATCTGATCTTCGGTTAGCATATCGTCATACGAAACCATAAAATCTGGAACGCCTCGGTTTTGCATCGAAATTTTTTGCCAATCCTGCGCGCTGGTGTCAACGTCAACGGCCTTACCTGCGCTCTGTAACGGTGCTTGCCCAATATAAAGACTACTAGGGTTTGTGGTCTTAAAATGGCAAATGTCCTGCGGCTCAAATCGTCTTAAAGGCTGGCAAAGCTCGTAGCTCTGGATCGTGCCATCGCTAAAAACGTTGATCTTTAGCGGGTGCGGGTTAATAGGCCAAAGCTCTAACGGCAAACTGCCTGCACCGCCCCTGACCTTGTGCCAAATAGCGTTTCCTGCTAAATCCAAGTGGCAAAGCATCTGTCTCTTTAGTGCGCTGCCATCCATCAGCGGGTTAGGATTATCAAGTAAACGCTGTAGCGGGTGATTAGGCTCTGGTATCCATTCATCACCCTGTTTAACCTCGACTACAAACGGCAAACTGCATATCGCTTCATAGCGTTTTTTAATGCAAGCGAAAACAGGAACGGACTGTTTAAAACCTTCTGTAATGGCTTTTTCTGCATCCCAATATGACCATTCTGGCTTGGTCTGCGACCCTGTAGCTTGCGAAACCAAGCCGCGCTTTAGCTCAGGCTGCTTGCGCCAAAATTTCAGGTTAAACATATATATCGCCCTCGGTGTAATCGTAAATTGTGAATATCTCGCAACTGTTACCTGCCGTTCCTGTTGCCGTTCTGACAAATAGCCCCTCAGAATATGGCGGGATCAAAAGGTAGCGGCCTCGATCAAAAAAAGTGGTTTCTACCCCGCTGACGTTTTCACGATTGCCCGATGAATCGCGGAAATAAGTTACATAAGCGGTTATGAAATCGCTGACCCCTGTTAGCTCGACCACGGGGCTATCGATCAAAACTGTTTCTGCCTGCTCATTAATGTTGCCAGTATTAAGCTGTCGCCCTCGCTGAATAGGTGTTCCACCCGTGAACGTGTAATTTGAGTTATTACTGTCCTTTGCGTAGAACTCGGTTTTGAGCGTGAACTCGCCATCTGCGATTTGACCAAAGTTGATCTGATACTGGATCTGTAAAATACGGATTGGCTTGCTGCCTGTCTGAACCACTCCATAAGCCGTTTCGCCAACAGTCTGCGTGGAGATAGATTTGCTGGAATAGTAAAGCCCGTTCTCAATGGCTCGCTGCCGCCAGTCTATGCCCTGCCAGCGGTTCAAGCTGCCTAGTGCGTCCAACTTCGGATCACCAACGGGGTGATTGGTCGCGTTAAATCGCGTGATCAAGCTTTTCCAGTAATTGCTATCAGCCATTTCATACCCCTTTATTTGCTGCCTTGATTATAGTCACGCGACAAAAAACTTGTTTTTCTTAATCAGTGGAGCTACCGCGTATCTGATAGCGTCAATGTAATGGTTATCTGCGTCAATAATGTCCGGCAATATGTCACCTGTTCGCCTGTCCGTTTTGTGCTTATAGTGTGCCGCCTCATACGCCACCTGCTTGCAATCTGCATGAATAACTATCTCTTTACATGACCGTAACCAACCGATGCCGTCTTGAACGCTTCCACTCCATTTCTGCACCCCTTGGATTTTCGGCAAGCCGTGGCGCTTCAAGTAGCTGATAGATTCCGGCCTCGCGCTGTCTGCCCTGCTGGTGTAGTCGATAAATTTAGGCATAGCGTTTGACAAATAAGAGGCTGTATCGTCTAGCTCCAAACCAACCCGCCCCGCCTCGCGCCTGACGTATAAGGTTTCTTCGTGGTAATAACATTCAACGGCTGCCGTGGGATCTTGTGCAAAGCCGAAATCTAGGCCAAACAACGGATCGCCAAAATCTGCTGTAACCTCAAACTCTGCGATGCGCCACTTCCCATGTAAAACCTGTTCCTCGCTTTTGGTGCGATATTCGCCAAGCCATACATGATCAAACGTGTCTGGATCTCTAACTCGGTGCTTTTCGGCTTCTGCTTTGATTAGGTCTGAACAATGCGGGTTGTCAATGTAATTTATGTGAACGATTATGGCCTCTGGATCGTTGCGCAAAAAAACATCAACTGGATCGTCCTCTGCGTCTGGGTTCCAACTGAACCATATTTCTGATCCTTCTTTTCGGATCGTTGGCGTTAATAATTCCAGTGATCGCTTGCTGATGTTCTGCGCTTCTTCGACCCATGCCAGATCAAAACCTTCCAGCGACTTAATACTGTCTGCAGTATGATCCTGCATACCCTGAAAGATTATGATCCCCTTGCCGCCCCTCCTGCGGATCTCTGTCTGCGTTATGACGAAATAACTTGCTAAACAAAGATCCTCGATCTTTTCTTCGATCAATTTTTTCGCGGAAAACTTTAGACTCTTCTGTACCTCTCGAATCCCGACCGCTTGAAAATCGGGGTTGTGATACATAGTCAAAACTAAAATCTCGGCAAAAAAATGTGACTTACCTGATGCCCTGCCACCCTTCGCTCCCTTGTATCGCGCTGGCTTAATCAGTGGCTTTAGCTTGGGCGAAAAGTTGCGCCTCGCTGTGTTCATTCATCATCAAACGTAACGTGAAACCGTGGCGGTGTTATATGGTCAACTTGCTGCTCAACCTTATCTGTTTGCCCCAAATACTGCTTCCCTAGCCAAATGCACATAGTCGTATTCCCTGACAGTGCTAGTTCTAACTGCTTGCGCTTTAGGCTCATTCTCATGTGGGCAAAACCTCGCTCCATAGCATCGGCAAACTTTTTGTTTTTCTTATTTCGCTGGATCGTTTTCTGGCTCACTCCAAAATATGCAGCGATCTCAACATCGGTAGGATTCAATCGGCAAATCTTTTCGACTTCTTCTAGGTTAGGTTTCCATGTTGGCATGACCATAATAACAACCCTCTTTTTATGCACTGGACTTTTGTTTTAGACTTTCGTGCATCTGTCTAATTGTAACTTGCCGCTTAGTCTCCCAAGCCCTGCTGTATTCTGCGTTTTCAAACAACTTACTGAAACCTGTAACGTGTTTTAGTCTCAACAGTTCTTCTGGTGATGTTCCGACAAAATTACAAATATCAGCGTCTGACCATCCATTATCAAGCATGCTAAATACCATGTTTGCCATACCATCTACTGAGTGCTTCCCCCTAGCTCGGTTATGTCTGACTGTTGCCGCCATTCGTTCGTTGATGGATTTTTTAATTACGACTATTGGCAAACATCCATTGTTACGCTCCAAAATGTCTTTGTTAGTTTTAGCCGTAAAATATCTATGAAAGCCGTCAACTATTACAAACTTCTGTAGCGCATCATCGTATATGGTAACGATTGGCTGCGTGTAGCCGTCCTGTTTAATCGACACATATAACAACCGCATTTCTTCACCTGCTACTGAATTAGGGTTGTAATCGTTGGCCTGCACCATGTCGATTGGAACCCATTTTACTTGATCAATAGGCTGCTCCTTCAATGGTGATATGTTATGTAATAGCTCCCTTACTTCTTGGATCGCTTCTAGGTTTCCGCCCAGCTCGGTTAATAACTGCTCTAGCTCTGGTTTCATTTTTTCGCCCCTGTTAGCTTTCTAATGTTATTTCTAACGTTGTTCATTTCTTTGTTCGCTGATGTAACAAAAGCATCTAACTTCGTCATATAAACGTCATTTGCCAATAGCGCCTGCACCATGGCTTTGTTCGCCCCGTTTTCCCTTACTGTGTTGTCAAACATACGATCTAGTTTTTTAAACTTAGTTCTGAATGTTTCTTTGTCCTCTGGATTAACAATCAGCTTCTCTAATAAAAAATCTCGGTATTCGCGCCAAGACTTAAACATAAACGGTAGTTTTTTCGTTTGAAAATCCTTCTCCCCAAGTATGCCTGCCGCGTGAATCCCCCCTAGTCGTTGGCAAAGCCGATCCCATGTTTTAGGCTCAAACTCCTGTATCAAGTACAAGTTCTTTAAAGCGGTTTCATGGTGTATGTTTGACACTCTCATGTCACGGATCGGTGTTCCCTGCCTATAAAGCCTGTCATAGTGGGTGTTGTATTTATGCCCGTTATCGTGAATGTATTTCCAAACGTCCGTGATCGTCCAATCATAGATAGGGTGAAAGCTGAACCTAGCTTTGCTCTGGTTTAATACCATGCCCCAAGTTATGTCTTTATAGGTGGCAAAACTCGTTAGCCCCATTTGCCTTCTTTGCGACTCTTGGCCTCTTACCCCTGTTAAATATGCACCCGTTTTACCTTCGCCAAAAATGAAACTCATGGCCTCGTCAAACGTGTCGTGAAATCGCCCCTTTTTAAATACATCGGCCTTTATTGATATGTCGCTTTGCGGGTGAATCCATTTGTGTTCAGCGCCCTTTTGCCAGCAATATAGCCAGCTATCTGCGTTACTGGTGGCGTTGAATATCTTAAACTCACTTTGAAACCAATATGGTTCGACCTCCGGCAATCGCATGACGTAATCAACATAATCGACCGTTGATTTCCATTCGGCCTCTTGGTCAATAAAAACTACTTTTACGGGTAGCCTATTAATCTCCTTTGCAACTTCTATGGTTAGCTGTAAAACAACCGTAGAATCTTTCCCCCCGCTGAACGATACGCATACATTATCAAACTCGCTGAATATGCGTTTGATTCGCTTTTTAGCCGCTTCATATACGTTGTCTGGCAAATAAACTAGCTGCATCTAAAACCTCACAACGATGTATTGATCAAACTCTGTCACCGTTCCGTTGATGCTCTTGATAACCTGCGCGTAATCCTTCGCTGTATAGTGGGCAAACTGAACGTGTGCGCGCTCGTATGTAACAGGGCTGTAGGTGTCTTTATATATCATTGCAAAGCCGCCACCCGCCTGTTTGAGTAGCGCCTTGGCCTTTATCAAATTCTCTGGTGTGATATAAGAGAATGAACCTAACAACGAAACCACTCGGTCAAACTTCTCTCTGGTTAAAAACTCTTCAAAATAAAGGTTGTGGATCGTTATGGTCGGATCGTGTTCGTGCTTATCAAATAGCTTGCTGGTCATGCCTGCTGATGGATCGATCCCAACGTAACGGCTCGGCTTCGCGTAATCCAAAAGCAAACCAGTGCCGCAACCTATATCAAGCACTGATTCATCGTGGCCAATAACTAGCTCTTGAAATAGCCGCTTTTCAATCTCTTTATCTTCATCGTCTGCAAACAGATCGTCATAAACCTCGGCTATCAAATCGTAATTGCTCCCTAGTGGCTCTCGCTTTCGATTGATCAACGTGGTTTTTTCTACGGGTGCGCCCATAGTCCAATATCTGTAGCCGTCCAAAATTAAGTAGGTGAACGGCTTACCAAAAAATAACTCTTCTGTGCCTTCGCTTCTGATTAGCTTTACTACCTCGTTGAACTCTTCGTCTGATCCCCAACTTTTTCTCAAGGTATAGTAGTGCGGGTTATCAGGCATGGTCTTGGCAAAAACAAACTTCTGATTTTTTAGCGTCCCCTTTAGATACTCCGGATCTTTATTAATCATTGCGAACCTCGAATTTTGCGCCACAACTAGGGCAAAGGATTTTTGTTCTGTCTACATCATCGATCTGGCTATTAATCTGCTTGCTAATAATTAAGCCTGCCTTGTGCATATCTTCCTCGTTGACCTCATGCCGCACCTGACGGGGTTCATAGTTTGGCTGGTACGCTTCCCTTCCTAACTGCTCCGGTTGCGCTGTATGGTGTGCTATAGGCTGCGCTATAGGCTGCGCTATAGGCTGCGCCCCTTCATACTCAGGTAATTCCTCTTCAACACCTGCTATGTCTCCAATTAACTCAGATAAATCTAGGCTTCCAAACCCCGAAATATCCAACAGGCTTTCGTCCTCGATGGCAATGTCTCTTAATTCCGCCATTAGTTCGTTGATGCTCCATTCGGCATCGGCGGCGATCTTGTTATCAGCAATGATCAAGGCGCGTTTTCCGACTTCGCTTAATCCTGAAAGCTGAATACTTGGAACCTCACTCATTGCCAATAGCTTCGCGGCCTCAAACCTGCCGTGACCTGCAATGATCATTTTGTTTTCGTCAATCAGAATAGGGTTTACGAAACCAAACTCCTTGATCGATTTTATAATGCTGTTCACCTGCTCCCTGTTGTGCTTTCTAGCGTTGTTCTCATAGGGCTTTAACTCGGCTGTTGGCAAATATTTTACTTCTAGCGTTTTAATCATTTTGACCTTCTTTTTGTGTGTTTTGGTGCTATTGTAATCCAATTAACGTCATTCAAAGGATAATTTATGAAAAAAACGATAAAAAGGGGTGAACTGCTGCAGGTAGGTGATCATCGGTTTTCGTGTGAGTCGATTGATCACCCGCTAGTCGATAAGCTGCTTGACGGGGTAATGGCTGATTTATTTTTCAGTGATCCCCCATGGGGTGATGGACACATGAAGTATTGGGTAACGATGAACAAAAAAATGTCCGGTGAAGAGTACGCTCCTTTGAGCTACGCCCAACTATTAGATCGGATCTTTAGCATCATTAAACATCATGTGGCCGGCCATATTATGATTGAAACGGGTGGCAAGTGGGCTGATAAATTGACGGCTGATCTTGCGGAAAGATTTTACAACGTTCGGCAAATACTAGTAGTGTATGATTCCGGTAATAAAGAGTTGCCAAGCGTTATCGTTTACGCCTCAACGCATCCTGATATTAGATTCGATTATGAACCTGTTGCTCGCAAGGGTTACCCCGTAGTGAAAGAGTTGATCAAGGCTGCGACTGAAACGGGTGATACCGTGATCGATCCTTGTTGTGGCATGGGTTATACACTTCAAGCCTGCATCGACCATGACTTGAAATTTGTCGGTAATGAGTTCAACCCTACTCGCTTAAACAAAGCCCTAGCTAGGATCAAATAAAAAAAAAGCCACCCAATCAGGTGGCTTTATATTCTTGCTTATTTTATTCGTCATTCTGATGTTGAAGCTGGTAAATAATTTCGTCCTCGTAAACCTCAATCGCCCAATCGCAAGGTTGCTTGCTAGGGTGGTGAACTGCGCTGATCAACTCGCACTCTGCGGGGCCGCACTCGTCCCCTCTCTCGGTTACAAAGGTTATGTAGAACTCAACCAACTGACCATTTAGCTCTAGTTCAACATAAGTTCCAAGCTCTCTGTAAATCGCATTTTTAAGCATCGCGCTCTACCTCCGCCAGCTCTCTGCGGGGTGAATACAAAACCCCGTCAATTACGATGCACTCCATGCGTAGCCACTTGGTAACTTGCTGTGGTCGCGTTTCGTTTGCTTCTGCAAAGCGGGTGCGGTTGCCACCATGATGCTTGTTTATATAGTCGATTAGTTTCATCTTCTTAACTCCGTTAGTTATGCCGCCCTTGGGCGGCTTCTGGTGCTTAAATCTGGCCTAAAACCTGTTCCATGAATTTATTAAAATATGCTTTGTCGTCCATCATCTTTTTATAAAATTCTTCTTGGCATTGGAAGTAATGCACGATTGCCGCCTCTATTAGCTCTGGCGTTAATGGTGCGCCCTTTTTCATGGCACTTTCTATGCGACTCATAACGCCCAAAACCACTTGCTTTGCGTTTTCTTTGCTTACGTCTGTTGCTGCCATCATTGCTTTGACAAGCGTTTCCAGATCTGCGCTGTTTAATGTTGATACTTTCATTTTTTTCTCCGTTCCGTTGTTTGCTTCGATGGCGTTAATATACCCTTTTTCGGTTTTACTGTAAACCCTTTTTAATTATCCACTATAGTTCGCTTCCGCTGCTGTTAAGCAGGCGTTGTACCAGCGTTTCGGGTACTCGTCAGACTGAGATAACTTGCCTTCGTTAGTCGGTGGTATTTCTGTCTCATAAGCGTCAACCATGATCTTGTAAGCCATCTTATAAAAGCTGTGATCCCAATATCGGCTGTTGGTATCGTCCTCCGCATCATCAAAGCTAGTGCCAGTCATACGGTTCAGGATCTGAACCTGTGCCGTTGCCTTAACTAGCCCACAATAAGCCAGTTCGTATTTATTCACCGCTGCCGCTGGCGCACTTAATAGCGCCAACATTAAAACCATTGCTTTTTTCATTCTTCTGATTCCAAACTATCTAAGAGATCGACAACAGCCTTAACGCCTGCCGCCTCATTTAGCCATTTATAAACGTTTCTCTGATCTGCCCAATCTGCGATCAAATCTTTTAACTCAGCGATGGTATAGGTTTTTTTCACCACTTCGCCCCGCACTTTGAACAAGCCCCGCACCTGCGGGGCTGCTTGAATTACTTATCAAAAAACTCGTTTTCCTTAATCAGCTTGCCGTTTTTGTAAAGGTCACAAATCACTAGCTGACCCTGCTTATTCCAACGCTTAAACTCCCCATGCCGCTTATCGTTTTTGTAGCTTGATTCCTCTTTGCGGCTTCCATCTTCGCGCCAAACTGTCAATGTGCCATTCAGCTTGCCGTTTTCGAAAAAGGCCAAACTGCTCACTCGCCCTGATTCGAACCAAGTGACCGCTTCCCCTTCCAGCTTGTCTACCACAAGGGAAAACTGCGTTTTCAACTGCCCGTCGCTGTAACGGGTTTCAAACTTTTGTGCCTGCTGAACTTGTGCCATTTTTTCTCTCCGCTTATCTGAGTTACGCCCCGCCACCTGCGGGGCTGAATTGATTACTTGTAATCGACCAGCTTCAAAACGCTCATTGCTAAGACTATTCTCGCCCCGCACATTCTGCTTACCCCTTGCTTCGCCACTTCAACCTCGTAATGTTCGTTTTCCATCATTCCAGAAGCCTTTGCACCTGCCAGCAAACTCGCTGCATTTTCCTCTGTGACCAACTCTTGAACCTTTTTGGCTAGACGTTTAAAAGCTCGGCAATAGTGCATTTCTGCTGTGACTTCGGTTTCCTGCTGGATCTTGACCAAAAGTTCGTTATAAGTTGCTGCGTTCATTTTTTTCTCCGTTGCTGTTTGCGTATCTCGTTTCGATGTGAAGATAGTAACTGATTTTAGATTATCATGTAAACCTTTTTCGATAAAAAAACCAAAAAAAAGGCACTCGTTAAAGTGCCTGCTTTTTAACCTGCCTTGTTGTTATTCAATAAGCATTTCGCAGCCTAGCATTACATATTGCCCGTAGTTGATTGCTTCTTGCTCTGGATCGTCTGTCTCTGCTATCTCAAAACCATAAGCACCGATCACCACCTGCTTAATTTCTTCGCTATATTCGACCTCTGGTTTGCCGTTTCTTTCTTCTTCCATTATTGAAAGCAAAAGCTCTAAGCTTGCGCCTCTGTATCTTGCCAGAACTGATTGCTTACCCAGTCCATAAAGTGCATCACAAAGGCCGCTCTCCTCTTTAGCATTGGCCTCTGCTGGCTCACTCATACCAATGAGCAAAAGGCTAGTTAGCAACGCGCCCCGCATAAATTCTATCGACTTGATCATTCGCCCTGCTCCATTATCAGATCCGCGATCCGCAATTCCAGATCCGCGTTCCTAGCTTCAAGCTCGGCAATGTATTTATCAGCCTGCACTATGGCTTCATCTTCTACTTGTGGGCTATGCCCTTC